GAGCTAATAATTGACAGCATAGGAGATGTGTATGTTGTCCTCGTAATCCTCTGTATGCAGTTGGGGCTTGATATAAACGACTGTATCAAGGCAGCTTATGAGGAAATCAAAGACAGGAGGGGTGAACTTGTAAATGGGTTATTCGTAAAAGAGGAGGACTTGTAATGGACAAATTACCAAACGATGTAATTGAGATTGTTGACATGTATAGGAGGTATGAACTCCTCCCACACAAAGAAAAGGATTATTTAACAGAACAGATTAACAAAGCATACCATGCATTCTTTAGAGACATACATGCTAGCACTATGCGGATAGTAGATGAACCTGTGGGAGAACCTCAAGGAAAAGGGCAATACTGCGAAAAAGAGTGCTTAGGCTGGGGCTGTTATGTAGGAACACATTATTTTCCAATCGAAAACGGTAAGTATTTGGCGATAGAATTTTCTTGATGAAGGGAGGCACACAATGCAATCTAAAAATGTAGAACACATTGATGTAAAAGAGTTCGTTAAGGCTTGGTTAGATAGTAAATATCTCGAGATAATAGCTCCAACGGCGCAATTAGCTAAATTCAAAGAAGAGTTTGAGGCACTGGCCCAAAGAACTAAACAAGATTGTGGAGGAGGAAAGATGGCGGATAAAATCAAAGAAAAAGCTAATAAAATGAGGTCGATGTCAGACAAGGAGCTAGTAGCCTATGTTGAAAACAGAGTGGAAAAGGCTAGAAGTGAGGGGTTCAATAAGGGCTATAATCTAAGGAAGATAGATGTAAACAACCTTACTGACTTTATTATTGAAATGGAGAACTACATAAACGATATAAGCACATCTATAAAACATAGCTATTTTGATGATTTGCACGAATATCTTAACGGTCTTTACAACCTCACAGCAAAGCTATACAGGAGGGATATATGATAGGAGACGGACAAAGTACATTGAGTGACAGCACCTTGATGAATCTGCCGAAGAAGGAGCTAGTAGATATAATCAGGCTGTTAGAAAATAACTGCAAGGTATACCTTAACAACCTTAATACCTATAGCAGTATAGTGAAGGAGCTAACCGAGGTAAAAGAAAACTTAATTGAATTTGAGGAGGAATAACATGTTAGCAAAAAAGTGTGATAAATGTGGGAAACTGTACGAACTTTATGAAGGAATAGAAGGCTATGGGAACTTATCTGATGCTAATTCGGTTGCATTTGTATTGGCTAACGATGAAGGGGAGTACTTTTGTAATGATGCCTATGACCTATGCCCTGAGTGTCTAGCAAAAGTGCAGGCTTTTATTGAAGGTAAGGAGGTAACTAAGTATGAATAAAGCAATATTGATGGGTAGGCTTACAAGAGACCCTGAGGTCAGATATTCGCAGACTGACAGTAATATGGCTATAGCAAGGTTTTCGCTTGCAGTAGATAGACGCTTCAAGAAGCAGGGGGATACAGTAACCGCCGACTTCTTTAACTGTACAGCCTTTGGCAAGCAAGCGGAATTTGTAGAGAAGTATCTTAAACAGGGTACTAAGATAGTAGTTACCGGACGTATCCAGAATGATAACTATACAAATAAAGAAGGTCAGAAGGTCTATAGTGTACAGATTATGGTGGAAGAGATAGAGTTCGCAGAAAGCAAGGCAGCAGGACAAGGGGCACAAAACAATGATTCTATGCCAGGTGATGGCTTTATGAATATTCCTGATGGTGTTGAGAACGAGTTGCCCTTTAATTAACGCATAATAGAGGTGTAGGATGCAAAAAGTACAAAGCTTATACAATGTTGAAAAGCTGGTATATGCCATAGTTAAGTGCGCAGTACAAGACTATAAGGCAGAGCTTAGAAAAAAGAAAAGGCTACCCAATCAGAACATATCTGACCTATCGCCGGTAGAAAAGTTTTTCCAATCCGAAAACTTTGAATACTGGACGGGAATAGATGGAGACAAGCTAATTGCAGCCATCAAAGAGAAAGAAGTAAAAAAGACCAGGAAAAGGAAAAAGAAAGCGAATACAGGGAGGTGATGCCAATGGACAAGCACAAAGTAAAGCTGTCATCCGATGCAAAGACACTTGATACATACCTACAAAGTTATAACCGTTGTAAACAAAGAAAAAAGATACTTGAGAATAGAAGGAAGCAGATACTATTAGACTTTAGCTCACCCTTAACAACGGTTAAATTTGACGGTATGCCAAAAGCTAAAGGGATACCCGGAGAAGGCAGTGCAACGCTACCATTACAACTGGATGAGATAGACATACGGATAAAGGAAAAAATAGAGGAAGCTAAAAAGGAATACATAAGGCTAAATGAAATTATTGAATTCTTAGATTTAAACGATGAAGGGAGAATGATATTAGAATATAGATATATTGACTCATTGCGGTGGTGGGAAATTGAAAAAATGGAACATAGGAGTAAAACAATGTTAGTATACTGCTGGCGGAAAGCCCTTTATAGACTTTTAGAATTCCCCAAAGTTAAGCAGGTGGTTGAAGAATACAGGTGCAGGACATAAACAAAGCCCTCATATAGAGGGCTTTTATTAATCCAATAAACATCTTTCAGATATTGGGTATTGCTTTTCAAGCTGTGCAAAGGCTTTGCTTGTAATCCAGTAAGACCTCACTCCATCGCTATCAGGAAACTTTACAAGCACCTTTAATTGTGTACTCTTCGTCAAGACAACTTGTTATCTCTCTGTTATAAAGTTCTTTTACTAATTCATTTACTAAATTTTTATTCATTGTATTTTCTCCTTTGTGGTTTTAATTATTGTTTCTGCTGGGGGCTTGCGCGCCCTTTGTCCTATGCTATTTTTTGTAATAATTCTTTTAATTCACTTCGTCTTTCTGTAATAAGCTTCTTAGCGGTGTCAAAATTAATTTTTCCGTTACTTATTTTTTCTATTTTTTTTGCTAAACCAATATAAAGTTCAAACTCTTTCTTGTAAGCTTCATCAAAGAGTTTTTCAATTTTTTCAGTGTCAATTCCCTTTTCGAAATTCTCATCAAGTTTTAATTCTAATTTGCTTGTTTTCTGTTCTGCTGCTTCTAATTTTCTTAATAACTCTTTCATAATGTTTATCTCCTTTGTGATTTGTTTTTGTTTTGTTATGGTTATATCATACCATTGTACAAGTACATAATCAAGACGGAATATTTCACAAAATACCATTGCACAAGTACAGAAAGAATTGTGCAGTTTATACAATTGTGCAATGTAAAAATTTATTGTATAATGAAAGATAATAAGACAGGAGGTGCAACAGTATTATGGAAACAAAGGGCACGGCAAGAACAAGAGCAAATAATAAATACAATGCAAAAGCTTATGATAGAGTTGCGTTGATGGTTAAAAAAGGGAAAAGAGAAGAGTTAAAATCAATAGCTGAGAGCCTAGGCGAAAGCCTTAATACATTCATAAACAAGGCGATAGAGGAAAGAATAGAAAGAGAGGCATAAACAGTCAATAAATATCTAATATGTAATAGGCTGAAAAAGCAATCCCCCGCTATAACAATGGGGGATTGTCCTACTGTCTCGATTGTATGTCTTTATCAATAAGGGCGTTTATATACTCATTTATACTCATGCCTTCCTCAAGGGCTCTTGCTTTTATTATTTCCTTCTTTCCTTTGGGCATAGTCAGCCCTACCCTGTCGTATTTTTCTTTAATGTATTTATTCTGATATTCAATCTGATTAAATTCTTTTTTATTCTCAACCATCTTCTAAACCTCCATTATTGATTTTTGATTTTTCTATGATATAATATAAGCAGATAGAAGGCTTTAGTTAATGAGTTACTTTAGGTCTTTATCATCAGGGTTGTTAGTTTTGTCGCTGTCAACCCTGTTTTTTATGCCTTTAATTATATCATAGACTATCGTTACAACTATCACTATTTCGATAATCACAAGCCCCATATTTTTTATTCCTTTCTTTTGGGTCGCCTGCTATCTGCTTACAACTATATAATATCACATATTACGTAATATGTCAATAGGTAAAATAAATTTTTTTACTTTGCTCTGTAATGCCACCCATGGCATAGTCTACAGCCTCATTTGTTTATTATAATCTTAGGGAAGATTCAACACAGTTATCAAATTAGTATTATAAAAAGATAATAAAACAATCATTGTGTTAGCAATCAACAACAACGAGTGCTAATGACTGTTAGCAAGAGTACATAAAGCAAAGTATTTAATACAGATATCATAGTTATTTAAGCATAAAATGATATTTTGTAACCAAATAATCGAACGCACGTTCAAGGTACTCCGAACACCCGTGCGGGGTAGCGGGGCGAGGGAGGCGCGGCATTTTTCCCGATAAAAACTAAATTGAAATCGCAGTTTCGTTGCCGACTATAACCGTAAGTTATATAAACATAATTAATAGTTATAGCAATCTGAAAAGAAAGCACAAAGGCGCACTGTGAGCGGTGCTATAATGGTAAGGGAGAGATTTGAAAAGACAGAGCAATGGCATTTTACCAATCGGTAAGATGCTTTTTTAATATACTTTTGCAGAAAGGAGAAGAGTAGATTTTGAGTGAAAGAGCATTAAAAGAAGTAATACATTGTAACGGCTCCCAGATTGCTAAATTATTTGGGCTGACTGTAAGAAGCATACAGAATCTTAGTGCGGACGGTATCATAGAAACTGAAAAGGCAAAAGGCGGGAAGAGATACAACCTAGAAGATACAGTTAAAAGATATGTCAGTCATCTGTCTAATAAGGCACATGGGAAGGCAGAGTCTAAAAATGAAGAAGAGTTGAAAGCCCAAAAACTAAAAGCTGAAATCAGACTAAAGGAGTCGCAGGGAGAACTGCACGCACTAAAGACTGATATAGTTACGGGTAAGTACATATCTGTTGATGACGTGAAACTTGACTACAGCAGGTTTTTTATCACTTTCAAAAATTATGTTATGGCAATTCCAGCTAAAGTAACTGGAGAGATAAGCGGAGCTGTAGAGCCAGAGGAAGCGAGACGAATAGAAAAGAAACTTACAGATGAAATGTCCAAATTATTAAGGGAGATTATCATAAATGCAGAAAAAGGAAGAAGCAAAGAAAAAGACGGCAAAGAGTAAAAAGGCTATAAAAAGGCAAAGTTTAAAAAGCAAGCCAGTAAATAAGCGAAAGACTTCAGCACCAGTTAAGGTAAAGAAAACTAAGACTGCACAAATATGGGTTACTGATTACCAACTGGAAGCCTTAAGGCTGTTGGCACCGCCTGAAACCTTGACAGTATCAGAATGGGCAGAAAAATACAGAATGTTGGATTCTAAGTCGTCAGCAATGCCGGGAAGGTGGAATAATGAAGTCACTCCATACCTTGTAGGGATAATGAATGAGTTTAATAATTGTGAAACTGAAAAGATTGTATTCGTTAAGCCCACACAGGTCGGTGGCACTGAAGCATTACAAAATATGGTTGGATATATTGTTATGCAGGAGCCTTCACCAACAATGGTAGTATATCCAACTGAAATATTAGCTAAGTCGGTATCGGAGAACAGACTACAGGTTATGTTTAAGACTTCTCCGGAACTAAAGAAGAGGTTTGATGAAAACTCACAGCTCCTAGAACTTCAATTTGATGGAATGTACCTTACCTTGGCGGGGTCAAACTCACCATCAGGGCTTGCTTCTAAGCCAATAAAATATCTGATGCTTGATGAGGTAGACAAGTATCCTGGAGCGTCAAGTAAAGAAGCAGACCCTATTGAGCTTGCAATCGAAAGAACCAAGACATTTCACAACTGCAAAATATTTATAACAAGTACGCCTACACTTAAAACAGGCCATATATGGCAGGAAAAAGAAAAAGCAGATATAGAAAAGCACTTCTTTGTGCCTTGTCCTTATTGTGATGAATACATTGAGTTTAAGTTTCAGAATATAAAGTTTCCTGATGATGAAGGAATGAGTTATGCAGACAGGGCAGAGCTTGCCCACTATGTATGTCAGGAGTGTGGCTGTATCATTAGTGATAAAGATAAGCACTATATGATAAAAAAAGGTGAATGGCGAACTGTAAGGCATAACACCAAGTATGTTAGGAGTGTAGCTTTTTGGATGAATACTTTATACAGCCCGTTTGTAAGATGGTCAGCTATTGCCAAAAAGTTTTTGATGTCTAAAGATGATCCTGAAAAATTTCAGAACTTTGTAAACTCTTGGCTTGCAGAGCCTTGGGAGGATACTAAGCTTAAGACAAGTGCAGAGCTTGTGCTTGAAAGACAGACTGAGCTTGATGAATTTGTTGTGCCTGAATGGGCTAAGCTTATAACGGCTGGAGTTGATGTTCAGGAAAGTTCACTTTACTGGACTATAAGAGCATGGGGAGATTATATTACAAGCCAGAACATAGCCCATGGGCAGGCTTTATCGTTTGGAGAAATCGACAAGGTTATGAATGCGGTCTACAGAAATCAGAAGGGGGAAGGCTTTATAGTCAATCTTTGCTTGGTGGATTCAGGCGACCAGACAGATGATGTGTATGACTTTTGCGTGAATCATTCAGAATATGCATTACCAGTCAAGGGAGCGAGCCACAACCAACTAAACCAATACAAGATAAGCAAGATTAACAGAGCAGGCAGCAGTGCGGATGGAATGAGCCTTATACTTGTAGATGGCAATAAGTATAAAGATATGATTGCAGGCAGAATGAGAAGGCCAAACGGCAAAGGAAGCTGGATGGTGTACAACGGCTGTGATGTAGAATATGCCACGCAGGTAACCAATGAGCATAAGGTAAACCAGAAGAATGGTAGCACGGTAAGGCAGGTGTGGCAGCCGAAGTACTCACATGCAGACAATCACTATTTAGACTGTGAAGTCTATGCATTGGCGGCAGCAGACATGTTAGGGGTAAGAACTCTTAACCTGCAAAACGAAGAAGAGGAAGAAAGCAGGGAAATTGAAGAGGTAAGAAGACCTGTAGAGCCTGAGGAAGAACAATGGATAAAGCAGAA